CAGCAATCCGCCGAGCTTATCATAGATCTCCTGCAGCTCCGTCCGGCTGACCTGGATCAGATCACCGGTGTCTCCCTCAAATACCAGGTACTGCGTGGCCACATAGCCGCCAAGTCCGTGCCATCCGATCCGGCACCATTCCGGCCCCTTCTCGTACACATCCACCGTGTCTCCGTCCGGGATCCTGTCGATCAGAGCCCCACCAGGACTCTTCCTGAGATTCAGAGCACCCCCGCCTGTGCGCACCAGCACGTCTTCGATTACTTCGTCCACCGGCTCTCCCTCCTTATTCAGTCCATAGTCAATTGCGTTCCACAAGCCTACCCGATTCCAGCCGCCATGCGGTATGGTCTTTCCTTGGAATTTTGATTCCGCTACACAGCCACGGGATGCGCTGGAATGGATCGCTCCGGTCGGTGTCACAATCCCGATGTGGCTGGCGTTGCCTTTCCCATCGGCCTTGTACTTCTCCGGCTCTTTGCCATCATCGGCCCAGATAAAAAGGAAGGCTCCCGCAGGAACCTTCCCAAACTGCTTCCGGCACGCCTCCGGACTTCCCACCCAGTCCATAGTCCGATACCAGGCATTACTGCCCGGAAGGTTGATCCGGATCCCGATGTCCGCCAGGCACCGCTCCACAAATGTCTGGCAGTCCATCTTTGAGTATGGTGTGCCCAGGTATTTCGGCCCAGCTGCAGCCAGATCTTTTCCAGTCGGCATCCGGATCACCTCACTTCATGTATCGCTGGTATGCGCTGCGGATGTTTTCGTTCGAGAGGTACACATACTTCATAGTTGTATCGAGTTTCTCGTGGCCAAGGATAGCGGCCACATCCTGAATCGGCATACCGGAATCAATCAGATCTGTCGCAAGCGTTCTGCGGAAACGATGCGGATGTACGTTCGTCAGGCTCCCACCTGACTTCGACCTGCGGCCTGTGTGATTGTCAGCCAGGGGATCTGATGGAATATGTGCCAGAGCAGCAGGACGAGGAATAATTCCTCGTCCTTTTAATGTCCCTGCTTGGTCCGCATCCATGATGGCTCAGCGTGCAGGGCTCTGACACAAACATTGTACCATATACTGTCTTAAAGGGTTAGTTAAGCATTTGCAACAACTTGTTTGGTCTGATAATTTACAGATAGCAAATTCTTACTCCTCATGTACCAATCGAGACTCGACCCGATCCTGCAAATCTTTATCAACTTTTTCGTAGTATCAAACCCGATTACATTGAAGCAATCCTGCGTTTTTGTCCCGTTCTCTCGCTGTTCATCGCCGTAACGCGAGTTTGTCAGTCCGCAGTTGACAACGATCATTACCTGATTTGAGTGCCCAGTAACAACGCCGATCTGATCATAATGCGCATGTCCAACAATCCAACAAATAAATTCACCGCCGCCATTAACATACGTGTCAACGATATCAAATACGGAATCCGGCAATCTTTCCATTTGCCCATCACCGCTCGGTGTTTGCACAGGATCGATGATGTGGTCAATGGACGCGAACGTACAATCAAATGACGTTAATCCGGATTGTGCAGGATAATGTGCCGACGCAACCACGCTAAGATTATTTGCTTTAGCGTCTGACAGTGTATTGCTAAACCATGTTTCTTGCGCCGAATCATAATGCAACGCATCTAATACAATCAAACGGATACCATAATCCGAATAATCTTTGTAATAGTAACAAAGATTTTCGCCCGGAGACTCAATACCCCACGAATTGATATACGGGTTATCCGAATCAGAACCAACAAAAAACTTAGCATACACTTGTGCCGCTGTTGCGTTATACGGTTTCGGCCATGTGTCACCCTGAATCCAACAATCGTGATTTCCAATCACGTTCATGACCTCGTTACCACCAACAGTATCGAACGGGTTTGCATTGCTGAAATACTGTGACACAGAATCACCGGTATGAATGATGCCATCAATATATTGTGAATACGAAGCAAAGAACTCCAACAGGCGCGTGATATTAGCCGTGCTCCCATGTATATCAGAAAAATGAAGGAGCACCAAATTGTTTACGTTATATCCGCTTGTTTTTGTCTGCTCCAAACGTTCCGTTACAATAGACCTATCGTTTAAATGCAGGATGTTTGTATTGATATAATCAGTTGTATTTTTTACATATACAGATTGATTGTCGAATGTGTACTGTGTAGGAGATAGCGAGCATGTAGTAAAGCCGTTGCCAACAGTACACAGCACATATTCATCCACCGTTGGCTCATACACACTACCTACTGCGGCCCGGAATGTTTTTGTAAGCGCATCGAAAATAATTACCTCTTCACTATTTTGTGAGCTTTCTGTTGCCACGCGCGTTATGTGGACAGCGGATGTTGGCCGATATATTTTGTCGGCATAATACAGTCTACTGTAAGCAGGGATAACGATTTCCGTTTCCAAGATTTGGATTTTGTTCGGTGACGAATACGCGGGAGCAATATAGCAAGGACGCCCATATTCAAGCTGCTTCAATTCGCTTATTTGAGATTCAGGACGAGTTATAGTCATTTTTGAAACATACGGAGTTATATCATCAATGGACGATTCGTCCAATGGCGTTACTACAAATACATAGTCACCATCGTCAGGTATTGTCAAGTCCGCAGTCCTCCATTGATTCGGCGCATGATATATACCGCCAATGTCTTTATATCCATATAAATATTTAGAGTTTGTGTAATCACCTAATGAAAAAATGTCATTTTTTTTGAGTTGATACGCAAATCCGTTTTTGGTTACGCAGCGTTTACTTGTGTTGTTATATGTCCAACCACTCGATGATGTAGAGATATTGCCAATCATCCAATCAGATGCAAATACTGGATAGTATCCGCCTATCCTAATAAGATCATTGCCAAGAACATCGATTTCATCTGATTTACAATTGACATTATTTACAATCCTGATCCAATACGTTTCCAGAAAATCGCTGATCGCAATGTTTGTGGACGAACTATACGCAGAACCATTTGCAATATCAATTTCGACAAAATATACTGCGTCATCTTCGGTAATGATTAGAGTTGGCCGTTTTGCGTACGCATAACTTGCTATTACTGTTGTTGCGTCCGGAGCGTCATAAACTTTTACATAGGTGTACAATTCACCCGTGTTAAAGTCAATGCGTGTGCCGCCATATATCGGATACCTGCGTTTTGTCCTGAGTCTTCGGGTCTCAGGCTTATATATTCCGTTTTGAATAATGTTAAAAGACGCAAGTTCGATCTCTCGATCCGTTTCTAAAGCTCTTTTTAACGAAGTAACATCGGTGCTCATCTGGGAGTAATCTGCGGGGATGGAGTTGATCACCTGGGTGCCCTTGGCCTGCACAGCATTGACCTGAGTCGTGCCGGCGGCATTCACGTTCCCCACCTGAGTGGTGCCGGCCTGATCGACTGCGGTAACCTGAGCCTGGCCTGCTGCATTCACGACTGCCACCTGATCCGCACCAGCCTGATCGATACCCTCCACAACCGCCTCGGCATGCTCAGCTGCTGCCTCTGCGCTAGCCCTGGCAGATTCTGCGGCCACTCGGTCAGCAGATGCCTGGGAAGCAGCTCCCTGAGCACTGGCCTGTGCGGCCTGAGCAGCAACCTTGGCCTGTGCGGCGGCCTCGGCGTCCGCATGCACGCCACTCTGAGCGGCTTCGGCCTGATGCTGTGCGGTCTCAGCGGCAATCTTTGCTGCCTGTGCGGCATCTCTGGCACTTGCGGCCACACTGGCGGCTGCACTGGCACTGGTCGCGGACTCAGCCGCTTCCTGCGCACTCAGGGCAGCTGCTTCCTCGGATGCCTTGGCGGCGAGTGCAGCCTGCGCGGCCTCACTGATATGCGCCAGTGTCTCATCCACCTGATCCTGGGTGTACAGCACGGTTTCATCGTCGCCCAGCAGTGTCTCCTCGATGGAGCAGGGAATGATCCGACTCTTGCGCCGGAGGCCTGCCATGTCCACCGCGCGGAACTCAGCATTGCCGACACCGGTTTTCCCGACCTCAAAGTCGTGGATCAGCCAGGTCAGCGTGGTGCCTTCCAGCGTGGTGGACATGGGCACAATCGCGCTCTCACCAGGCCGCCGGAACAGGATATGAATGGATGCTTCCGGGTACTGCTCCAGCCAGTCGGAGCAGTCAAAGGTCAGGGAACGGGCCAAGTTCTCATCCCGCTGGCCCAGCCGGAGCATTTTGATCTCGTCAATCTTTGCCATGAAATCACCCTCCTTAGTATGTGCCGGAAGTCACAAGCGCGGTCACAAAAAGTCGCGTATCACTGGGAATATTCGTGGATGCCAGCACGTTGAATCGCGTGTCGGACTGCCTGGTCACGTCAATCCAATAGATCTGATTGTTGGTGCGGATCCAAACGAGTGATACCTTGCTGCTCGCGAAAAACGAGTATGGAATCACCGTGGAGTTTCGCCATGCACCGTCCGCAAAAGGTGTAAATACCAGCAGTGTGGCCTTGCTCAGGTTGCGCAGACCGACGGTATCATAGTAGTGGGTGCTTCCATCCTGCTCGAGGCCTGAGTTCATCATCGTGTACCAGCCAATACCAGCCGGTGTGATCGTGCTTGTCGCCATGCTCAGTCTCCTTTCTTTTTACCCAGAACAAGCGTAACTGTCGCGGAGCCCTCAATTGTGCCGCTGATTACCGCCTGACCTGCGCTTGTAGTCACTATCCAGTTAGATTTCTGGACATAGACAGGCGAGACAGAGGCCTGTACCACCACATGATCAGCTGTAATGTCCGCATGTGACAACGTGGCCGGGAGCGAGGACACCGTACCTGAGACCACAAGCAGACGCTCTGCCTGTGCCTCCTGCCGGACTGCAGGCAGCTCCATGCTTTCGATGGTGTTCATCTGCGTAGCAAGAGCCGCCAGACGTGTGGCAATGGGCGTGCTGTCAGACGAGCTGACATGAATGCTTTCGCCGGTGGCATTGGACATAGTGCCAGCAGGTCCACGCGGGATCCCAAAGTCCAGCACAGGTGCGTCCGTGGTGCCTCGTATGCTGACACTCGCGTTCTGGTCACTGTTAAGCGTGGTTACATTGCCGATGGTAATCGCCGGCATGGACTCATCCGGTTCGAGCACAGCTCCATTGGAATAATCAATCAGCAGCGTGTCGCGGGTCTGCAAGTACTCTGCGCGGTTTGCGCCGCCAGCACGGATGATTTTAATCAGAGATTTTTCTGTGTCGATCACGACCACATTGACTGCATCCTGCTCATCGGATCTGCGCTGGTCCGAATTGCGCCAGCCAGCCTCGCCTGAGTTGGCGCAGGTCACGCAGTACATGAGCTGTGAGCGGTCTCCCGTAGCATCCCAGATGCCGTCCTGGTGCGTATGTCCGCAGATGTATCCGATAAAGTGCAGGCCGCTGTTAATCGCATTGGCCACAGTATCAATGACTACCTGAGGCGTGTCACAGTCCCGATTCGTAGGCATTACGGTCTGATTACGCTTGGTAAAGCTGCAAGGGACCGGGATAGCCCCACCATGAGGCGCATGCGTGGCAATCAAGACATGCATGCTATTCGCCCATGCGGATGCCAGAGCATCAGCCAGCCATGCGGTCTGCGCGGTCGCCTCGGTTCCCGGTGTCCCCATGTACAGCATACAGTCTATGACGATCATGCGGACGTGCTGGCTTGCATAATCCTTGTAATAATAGGATGTGCCGGACGGGTGTGATACCGCACCCCATTTGCTGATAAAAGGCGTGATATAGTAGGCCTCACGGTTGCCCATGCTTAGAGCCGTCCAGTCATAGGTGCCGTCGGAATACGATGCCGTATCATGATTGCCCATGCAGGTCATTACATTGGGATTCCACCAATTATTGATAGTACCGTTATGGTTTTCCCGTATGTCACCAGTGCAGATGATGTCCGCACCAGGCGCAACGACATCGGCAAGATGTGTGATTCGATTGAGCGCAGGAGAATCGCCATGAATGTCAGACAGGTGAACCAGCCGGAGCATACTGTCTGTCCGGGCCGCATTCCGCACATCTGTCTGTGCTTGCCTGGCATTGATATTTTCGTGCTCCATGGCTGCATGCCGGAACGTGATCCGCAGGTTCCCCTGATCGGTTGCAATGCGGAGCGGGATGCTTCCACCATTGTCGTTGTTGGCCCAGAGAACAAAAGCAATATGCGTGTAATCCGCAAACGATGACGTGTAGAAAAGTACGTGCCTTTTCGTGGTGCGGATTTCGGTTGGCCTGTCAAAGTATTCCGAGGCTGTGCTCCTGGCATTGTAGGATGTGTCAGTATCCCCACAGCCCTTGTACAGGCAATAGCCAAAGTCAAAGGATGCTGCCTGAGTGGTGCCAAGGTACTCGACCAGAATCTCTTCATATTCAGGATCCAGCTTGAGCACGTACTGTGTGGTGATGGCATAGTTGTTGCTCGGATTCCCAACGGATCCGTTACGCAGCTGCGCGCACTTGCCTACCACACTCTTAGACAGCGCGGAATAGTCCTGAGGGATACTGGCAACTGCCGCATTGATCCTCGCGATCAGTGTATCCACGCTGGCCGCTGTGTCGGGTGATACGTTGCCGGTGGACGTCCGGGCTACCGTACCGATCGCCGCATAAATGGCAGTCTTGGAACCGCCGGAGGTCAGGAAAATGGTCAGGCCAAAGCGTCCGGGCACCTGATAACATTTGGGCGACAGTGTCAGCGTGGCCACGCCGCCGGAGATTGATCCGGTCAGCGGCTCATCGGTATTGTCCGGACGCATGAATGTGCCGGATACGGTGCCACTGAGAGGGATCTGAGCTCCCGTGGTGTCCACGCCGTAGATCTCAAAAGTGTGCGCACCCTGCTCAGCCTCAAACACCACACCTCTCAGATCCTCGATGTGCTGCGCTTCCGCCTGCTGCCAGGGACGTCTGATAATGTTATTCATCTGCCTTTACCTCCTTCCTGAGCCGAACCTGCACTGTGCCGTCAGCCGTGATCGATACGCCTGCCAGCCAGGAGAAACCGGCATAATGCTTTTCCAGCACCGGCTCAATCACGGTTACTTCCGGCAGTCCGTCAAAGTCCATTGCGATCTCCGGCAGTCTGCGGTCATCGTGGTACTGAGCCAGGAAAGTGCCATCAAAAGTCACTTCCGCAAAATCACAGGGAATTTCCCTGTCCCCGATCCGAAGTGTTACCATTCGCCGCTTCCTCCTTTTCCAGTGCTTCCTTCAAGCTTTTGAGCATCTGGTACATGTCATAGATACGCGCACAATTCGTGACGCCGGATACCTGCAGGGCATCCAGCTGTACGATCAGCGCGTTGATAAGCTGTACGTTTGTCAGCATAAGCCGCTCCTTATGATTGAGATCCGAGATAATGCAGAGTGGTCGTTGTCGGCGTACCGCCACTTATTCCGGTCACCACGGTCTGACTGCACCAGTAGGCAGAGCCACCGTTACCGACGGACAAACCGCCTATTGAGGCTCGTGTGAGAGTGGCATCAGCAGCTCCGAGGTTTGACGTGATAAAGCTATCTGCAAAACCGGCTTTGAGGCTTGCCATTTGCGCGTCCAAGTTATTGATCGTTACATACGTTTCCGCAATCAGCTCAATCCGGTTGGATACCGCTGTGATGGAATCCTCACGCACCTTGATCTCAGACTGCAAGCCGCTTTCCAGGTTTCCGACCTTGAGGCTGATCTGGTCCGCACGCACATCGATCTGTGAGAACTTCGTGTCAAACAGGCCGTCCTTTGCAAAAATCAGCACACCGGTGGGATCCAGCACAAGCCCCGCCTGATGAAAGATATCATCATGCTGTTCTGTCTTAATCAGACTCACTTTGGCCTTGCTGGCTGTCTCCTTGACCTCGCGCTCCGTCTCCCGTGCATCCGCTGCGGACGCGGAAGCATCGCTCTGCATCTTGCTGATGCCGTTGCTGAGCTTCGGCAGAGCATTAGCCAGAGAGACCTGAACCACATCAGGCTGGCCCAGAAATTCCGTGTACTTGACGGTCGTGACACGCTCCGTGAACCATGTGTCGTGCTCCGGCAGGCTGACTCTGCACATCCGTCCCAGATGCTGCTCATCCCAGTCAAAACCGCTTGCGGCCTTCAGGTCATAGCCGTCCGCCTGAATCTGCAGGAAGGGGTGGCACCGTTCCGTCAGCGCACGCTGCGCGAAAGCATCCGCGCCTTCCGGATGATCTGCCAGATCAATATCCATGGTTTTCGTCACAATGCCGTAGGTAGCCTGTGCGCTGGTATTGTCATAGACCTTGAAGGTTTTATTGTTCTGGGATGTACCGTCTGAACCACTCTGCATCTGATTAATGCTGAGGATCAGCCTGGTACACATTTCCGCATCGTTCTCGCTGATCCGGATCCGTGTGAGGTTCCGACTCAAGCGGAATTCCGACATGGGCGTGTCGTTTTTCCTGATGTAATTCAGCCGCCATGGGAACACACTCATGTCATAAGTGAAGTAATAATCTCCTGTCTCATCCTGCAGCTCTTTCAGCAGGTCCTGCAGGTTATTGTAGGAGATCTTCTTTTCGCTGATGTTCCCGGAGTCCTCACAGGTACCCAGCACCCAGGGCTTCACGCCTTTGATCATGGCTGTCTGATGATTCAGCACCGCTGTGATAAACTCCGCCTTGGTGCCGGAGAACGTGGTCTCTTCCTGCCAGAGGCTGTCCTGCAGGATATCAATACCATGCTTAAAGATCAGCGTGCGGTCACTGGGAATCGACTGCGTGGCACTGGTGCGTCTGAAATAGCCCACGAACCCATTCTGATTCCAGACCTTAATCCAGGCATGCATCCCAATGCCCATGGTTTTCTCCGGCAGTGTGAGCTGTACTTCATGCGCACCGGTAAGGTTCAGCGTCAAACTGGCTTTGTTCGGGTAAAGGATTTCCTGCTCATTAAGACTGCTGTCCACGAGCACAGGACGCTTGACCATTACAGCCACCTGCCTCTCACGTGGATGCCTACCGCGCCTGCCACGGAGCTTGTCCAGGAAACGGTCGCAATGCCTGCCGGAAGCACCAGATCATCCGCGCTTGCCATGGACCTGCAGCTCAGATAATTCGTTGTCCCCACGTGGATCAGGAAACGATCCATGCTGTCCGGTCCCAGCTCAAGCACTGCACCACTGCTGACGTTCAGGCCTGAAAGCGCGATCTGTTTCGTGATGCCGCCACCCGTTGCCGTTACGGTCAGGGTGCCGTTCGACATCGCGCCGGAAGGCGTGAAGCGGAAGGTTATAGGGCTCTGAGCTGTACCGGGAATGATAATGGACTTGGATCCGGAAGCGGAGCTGGAAGCTGTCCACTCCATCGGCACAGTATCTTCCCAGTATGGGAATTCTGCCGCTTCCAGCTCAATCTTAATTTCTGACGTATAGTCACGCACGCTTCCGAGCGCGGGAAATGCCTTACACCGCACGCGCAGCTGCTGATCCGGATGATTCGACAGCTCCAGGACAGATCCTGAAGCCCAGGCAGCCATGCGCTGGAGGATATGCGTGCGGACCTTCAGATCTTTGATCTCACGGATCGCGCAGGTCAGGGTCACCTTCAGGGACTTCCGCTTGCACTGCTGAATATCACTGCCGGGTCTAATCGGTCTGGTTCCGTAAGTGGTTTCCATTTCTGCAGGCGACTCATCCACCTGCTGGATCAGGATGGCACCCACGTCCGCGAGCTTAACACCATCCATCCATGCGTCCATATGCCGTGCCATCCTATCACCTCCTCATCGTTACCGCACCGAGCTCATCATTCACAAAAGGAACAAGCACTTCACTCAGCTTTTCTGGTCCGAGCATCAGCGTGACATCCACCATGCCGGAACCTCTTCCGCCGACGCCTGTCATACGCATGCTGGGCGTGCTCACGCTTCCGCCCATGGCCGCGCTGACCATGTGCTCAGCCGCTGCATTGACCACGCCCAGCTGAGACTCGATGCCTTCCGCGAAGCCCAGGGGAATGTACTGGCCAATATCCATAAACAGCCTCGACGGGCTCTTGATCATGGCCGTGGACCGGACTGCAGCAGCCGCGAGACTGGCAAGTCTGCCAGCCGCAGCCTGCACACGCCCCGTTTTGCTCTCCATACCGACTGCGAGGCCTTCGCCGATCATGGCACCGGAATTTTCGGCATCTCCGGCAGCCTCTGCTCCGGCGGTCTGCACTGCGCTGGCGGTTTCGGAGCCCAGGGTTTCCACTGCCGCTGTGGCTGTAGATGTGCCTTCCTGCACGCCTTCTGCAGTGCTTTCGGGAATCTGCACACCGGCTTCCTTGGCCTGTTCCGCTGTCTGCCCCGCCTGTGCGACAAAGTCGGTCAGCACGCGCAGCCATTCCTCAGCATTCGCCGTAATATTGCCGGACTGGATGACTTCCTGTGTGGTCTTGCCGGCGGCCTTCGCCGCGTCATCAATTCTGGCCCAGATATCTGCACCAGCTGTGGCTGTTCTGACGCTTTCCTCGTTCTGCGCGATAAAGTCCCGGAGCGGCTGAGTGCCTTCCTCGTTATCGATACTCGAGAACTGCTCAATAGCTTTCTGCGCATCCACCACGGCCTGCCCGAATGTCTCAACATCGGCCGCCGTGCCGGTCATGGACTCGCGCACCTCGTTATATTCGCCGTAATCGCGTTCCACGGCTTTTTGGCTCGTATAGGCCGCCATGGCTCCGGTGATGGCTGCAATGGCCGCCGCCGGCATGGCCTTGAAGGCCAGGTCCGCTTCCGTGATCTTTGTAACGAGACCGGTAAACCAGGTGGGATTGGTTGAAGTGCCTTCCGTACCTTTCGCGGTAGGTGAACCACCGGATACAGTAGGCGTGCCGCCCTTGCTAGAACCACCGCCCGTGGCGGTGGAGATCTTCTTCGCGATATCCGCAGCATTGGCTCCCATGAGCCATCTAAAACCGTTAATCAACTGAAGGACCTGAATAGCACCTTCTGCGAGCTTCAGCCCCGCAAAAGCAGCGCCTATCAGCTCAATGCCCTTGATCACATCGCCCTTATTATCCTTAATCCACTGGAAACCTTCGGTGAGCTTGCCGATACCGTCCTGCACTGCCTTGAAGACGTCCTCGGGCTTAATGTTAGTCAGGTCCTCAAACAGGCCCTCTATGGCCTCATTGAGCGACTTCAGAGCCGCCTGACCTTCGTCGGATCCGAGATAGGCATTCAGCTCCTTCAGGAAGCCGGACAGCTGCTCAGCCAGCTTGGTCAGGGTGGGGCTGATCTCAGCGAGGATGGTATTTTTGAAAACCTCAAAACGGCTTCCCAGATCCTGGATGGCATCATCCAGCATGCCAAGCTTATCCACGTTTTCATTGGTGACCACGTCCTGCTCGGCCATGGTCTTTTCCCATTCTTCACGCCCCGCCTTAAACAGCGGAATCAGCTCATGCCAGGAGCGGCCAAACAGGCGCATAGCGATTTCTTCACGGTCAGCCGCATTGCCAAACGTCATGAGAGCCTGACCGGCTTCCCAGAAGGGATCGGCCATATCCTCCCACGTCCACACGCCGTACTTGTACTTCTCGACATGAATGCCAAGAGACTTGAAAGCCGCATCTGCTTCCTTGGAGTCAGAGCTGACCTGCCGCATGAATCGCTGCTGAGCACTCAGGATGGTGGTCACATCGGTATCGATCTGTTTGGATGTGTACCGCATGCGCTGCAGGTATTCGGGATCCATCTCATACATGGTGGCCATGGTGAGCAGCTCATCGGCCCAGGACGCCGCCTGGGTGAGCTCTTTGACCACGCCGGATGCCATGTTCTTGGCCGCGCTGAATGCGGAAGAAATGCCATTTGCGAGAGCCTGCACGCCAGACAATGCCTGGTCCAGAGACAGTTTTTTATCGATGTTTCCGAGGCTCTCACCCAGCTGATCCGTGCTCTGGGCAGTCTCCTGGGATGCGGAGGACAGGCTGGCCAGCTCGGACTCCATATTGGTCAGGGCAGTCCGTGCATCATTGAGCTTCGTCTGCCACTGCTGCATGGCGCGGTCGTTTTCCTTGACGCCATTATTGGTCAGCTGTTTGACAGCGTCCTCCGCCGCCTTAACCGCCTTTTTCTGTTCCTCAATCTTCCGCTTGAGGATATCCGCCTGCTGGGCCGCATATTTCTGGCTGTCGCCGGTCGCCTTGAACTGGGCCTTGGCCAGCTTCTGCTCGGAATTGAGCACCTTCATGCTGTTGGCGGCTTCCTTCATGGCAGACTTGAATTTCTGCTCGCCTTCCAGGACGAATCTGGTTTTTATCTCTCTAGCCACTTAAGTCACCACCTCAGTCATAAATCTGCTCTTTCTTGCGGACGATATGATGCTCCGTGTCATCGTACTGCCGTCTATACACAAACAGGTCAAGCACAAGACCGGGCCGCATATGCCGCATGTCCTGCAGGCTCAGCCCCGCTATGAGGCCATATGCCAGCGTCTGCCGATACGTCAGCTTTCCCTGGTCCCGTTTTTTTTAAGCTGTTCCAGCGTTACGTCTACCTCGCGGTCGGGATCCTCTTCGTCGGATTCCATGGACATGCCGGCGACCATGGCATCCACCACGGCCTCGTGGATCTTTGCGATCTCGTCTGCAGACGGCTTACAGTGCGCTCCCAGCCATCTGCGATCCACATCCAGGTCCTTGCCGGTCTCGAGGATCGCACCTTCCTGCATGAGGCAATAGAGCACGTCAAGCAGGCCTTTTGCAGAGCGCACAATCTCGTCAATCTTCTGCATATCGAAGTTCTTGACCTGAGCTTCGAGGAGTTCCATGGTTCCCAGAGTAAAAGCCAGGGGAAATTCGCGTTTCGCGATTTTAATTGTGTGAGCCATTTTGAGCCATCCTTCCAAAAATGTGCCCAGGAGCACGCAGGCCCCTGGGCTTTATGTTTTAGATTCCAGCCTGCTCGTCGAGCCATGCGATGCATGCGGCGGCAGTCGGGAAATTCTTCTTCATGCGGAACACCGGATCATTCGGGTCCACAGTGGTGATCATGTGCGCAGCTGCCTGACCGGTGACGGTCGGGGTCTGCCACTCAATGCTCTCACCCTTGGTCTGGCTGTTCTCGGACTCAATGCCGAAGAGCACGTCCAGCACCCACACACCCTGATAGGTGGTGATGCCATTCTTCCGGCGCACGCGCATATAGCCGAGGCCTGCGCTGTCCGCACTGCCGGACGTCTCATAATAGGTCTTGTCATCGGTGCCGGAGCCGGCCACTTCCTTCAGCAGGCCCAGGTACGCCTGAGCTTCCTCGGAGAAGTCATCCATGCCGATGCTCACGCTCATGGCCGTGATGGAGTTATCGTCCTCGGCCACCACATCATCCGCATAGAGCGGATTCGAGTTGCGGGTAATGCTCAGCTCAGCCTGGATGGCCTTGCCGATCACCATGCCGGCACTATAAGTGGGCATGGCGTTGTCAGGCTTGGCCGTGATCTTGGCCGCAACAACGTGCTGCATTCCTACAAATGCCATACGTGTATTCCTCCTTTAATTTCCTATAAAGCTATCCCAGATCGCTACACAGGCCTCGAATGCCGGGCCTTCTGCATTGGCGTCTGCATCATCCACCCAATGGGTAGCCGGATATCCCTTCTTGCCATAATGCAGAATGAAGGCCTTCTCCGCGTTGCGGACACCTTTGCGATCCTTGCCCTGCGGATAAATCTCGCAGTAAAGCAAATTGCCGGTTTTCTGGACGCCTTCCGGGAAGCCGACAGAGTTCACCATGTCGCCATGGGCACGATTGCCGGACTTCGTGAATTGCGCGCCTTCCTTTTTCCAGGAATCGCGGATCACTTCTGCGGCTGCGTCCACCATCTGCTCTGCAATCGCTCCGGACATCTGGCCCATGCGCTCCATGTCCTGGATGACCTCATCCAGTCCGGTGGTATCGAGTCGTGCCATCAATATCCCTCGCAGTCGTAGATGTGATGGATGTACCCAGAGTCAGCATCGAAATCGACGGCATACTGGAAAGCGATCCGTGGATCCTGATCCAGTGTATCGAAGAGCTGCGAAGCCATCACATCGTTCTCAGCCTTGGTATATCTGTGCACATAAAAACGCCAGGCCTGTTCGTGCCTGTCGTCAGAAAACATTGGTAATCGCCGGGTCTCTTCCCAGTAGGAAAAGGCCTGAGCGTCACTGTCAGTGAAGTAATGCTTGATGTCCGGGTCCACAGACACAAGCAGGTCACGGATATCAGTCAGCGTCACAGCTGCATCACCACCAAACTCAGGTCCGTGATCAGCACAGGCCGGTCATCATCCATGCCGTGAAAAGCTCTGGTGATGCTGTATACCGTGCCACCGTCAGGGATCGTCTGGCAGTCAGCCAGGACGCACACATCGAGATCAACCCGGATATTCGGGTACTGATGCATCCGGATCCGAGCATCCACGCGCTGCTCCTGCCGGCCTTCGGTCTGCCAGACCGGTGCGGTTTCAAAGCTCAGCCGCTTATACCAGCTCTGATAAATGGGCTGGTACTCAAAAACAGGCTTACCGCCTGGTACAGACACATCGGTACGCCGGAAGATTGTGCAGATGCCATCATCCAGGATCATGACTTCGCACCCTCTTTCAGCCACCGCTCACGTCTGCGCAGGCGCAGCCATTCAGGCATGCCGGCATTGCTGTCCCTGTTCTGGTACTGGTAGACCGCCATATCCACCACCAGCATCAGATCATCCCAGTTTTCTGTGAGATGGATGCCGGTCTTGGCCAGCTCTTCCACGACTGCATCGATCCGGGCCCGGAAGTATTGATCCAGGGACGTGTCACTGCGCAGCCGGTTCAGTCTTACCTTCATCAGGTCCAGTGCCAGCTCAGTATTCAGCATGCTGCTCACCGCCTTTTCTTCGCTGGTGCCTTCTTCTGGGTTTCTTCCTTGGGTGTCTCCGGAGCCTTGTCCTGCTCCACCAGTCCGCTGCGTACCAGCTGCTGCAGTGTCTCCGGAGCATAAGCATCAGAGGGCAGGACCTCGCCTGCATGACGCATCACGAGATCCTTACCCACAAAAGTCTGCTTTACCCGCATCAGTTGGCCGTGTCGGCGGGGAAAGTCATAGCAGCGGTGGGAGTAGTGGCCTCGAGGCCAATGGCGACGAACCCCTCAGCGATTACAGGCACACCGTCATAACGGGCAGTGCCCTTGAACACGGTCTGGTCCTGCAGGAAGCGGACGTGCTCAGAAGTCGCGAACTTGGCGCCGGCACGCTCAGCGAGCAGGTACAGATCGAAGTAACCGCCAATGATGACATTGTCGGGGATGAAGTCCAGGATTTCGATGACACCGCCAACCACGGGCATGGTGTTGCCCACGCCGGCCACAATGGCACCGGCTGCGTTGATTGTCACGGCAGCAGCCATGATCGTGGTATGAGTGGTTTCATTCATGACCCACACCTTCTGGCCACGAGAATACTTATTCTTCGCGGCACCAGAAGCCTTGACAATAGCGGCGAAAAGCGCAGCACCCGTTAGGCCAGCAGTCAGAGCAATGATATTGGTGGTGTGCAGGTCAGCCCAGGCACGAGCAGTGGCAGGATAGCCGGTAGGAGCCGCAGTCTGAACGAGACGGGACACAATGCCCTGAGGCATCTTCTGGGTGCCGGAAGCATTACGGCCATACAGAATGGCCTTATCCAGCGCGATACCGATAGCCTGGCCCAGAGCCACAAGCAGCTCGGAAGCCAGATCGATATCAGAGTCTTCGAGGTTCGCATTGCAGACTGCGAAGAAGCCGCCGACTTTGTAGCAGTCTACTTCGACGTCATTGAAGGCCAGAGACAGCTCATTCAGGTTGGCGCAGCAATCAGTCCAGATTGCCTCCGGCACAGCACCCATGACGACCTCACGGCCAGTGCCGCTGATCCGACGCACGTTGACGTGCTTGTACAATTTGCTGTACTCCTCAATATTCTCGCGGAGCATGCCCAGGAAAACTTCAGGGATCAGCAGGCCGATATTGGTGATGGCTCTCTTTTCCTTGATGGCCGCGCGGACTTCAGACAGGTACGCCTTCACATCCTCGCGCTGAACCATCTCAGCCAGGCGATCACGCTTGGTCATGATGACATTGGAACGGATCATTTTCTTCTCCTCCTTCTTGCTGCGAACCTCGGGATCCGGCTGGGGAGCAGGATCAGGCTCGACTTCCACTTCTTTTTCAGTTTCTTCCAGCTCTTTCTCCAGCTGACGGATCTGATCATTCAGACCGCTCTCATCAGCTTCCAGCTTGGTGCGCTCTTCCTTGAGAGCATCAACAGTCTCCTGGACAGCAGCCATCTGCTCGTCAGTCTCGACTTCCTCGATGGCCTTTTCCGCCTCAGCTTCGCGCTTCTCAAGGTCCGCACGATCTTCGGCCAGCTTGGCAAGTTCCTTCTGTTTCAGGTCAATCTTCTTTCGCAGCATCAGAGCTTTAATCGCCATGCTTTAACTCCTCCTTCATTCTGATTTTCCAGGCCTCCAGCCGCTTGCGACGCACGGTTTCCGCGTCATGCTCACGCGCCTGGACGCTAGTGGCCTCGTAGGCCGGAAATGTACACACGCTGACCTCATACAGATCTACATCCTTGATGGTCCAATGGATCGATCCGTCCTCGCGGAATTCGGTTTCCTCGGAAACGATATCGAAACCAAAAGAGCACTGATCCACGTCACCACGGTTCACACGCTCCCAGGCATTCATGGCATCCTGATCTTTCGGATTGATTAGAATGTCACCGAATAGCCCATGATCGTCTTCACTGAGTGTAAGCGTACTAGCCTTGGTACGGCCCACCACCAGTGTGGTATCGTGATTGATCAGCGCTCTGACATCAGGCTGTTCAATCAGCGTCC